TGCAGCGAGCTCTTCGGCTGTGTATTCGGGCTCCGGGGTTGTCGGCTCCACAGAGCTGGTCTTCTTGGTGTTCTCGGTTTTTTCAGCCATAGAATAACCTCCTATTCTTCATAATCTGTTCCTGCGAGCTTATATTCGACCGTATATCCTGCAGTTGGCTGCGGCGCTACGTTGACATTTACCTTTTCCTCCAGTTTCTCACGCGGGATATTCGTCTTTGCCAGCACATGTGAATATTTCGGTCTGCGGAGTATGCCAAACCGAACATTTATTCGAAGTTGTCCTGTTATAAGGTAATTGGCCGCGCTGTCGGCCCTTATGCTTCGTATAAACATGGGAGATGTGTCCAGCATTGTAACCTCTCCCTGGGTTGCCAGCGTGTCTACGAGGTATTTAAGCCATTGCAGCCTTGCTTCTGCGGATGGAGCAAACACATGTCCAGCTATGGTCCCGTGCATCCATGCCACTGTATTTGTTTCCTGGGCCAGCTCTAAAGTCGCAAGCCTGAAATAAAAAGCAGGCTTGTCATTGCCTGCTGTGAAATAGTCCGGGATCTTGTCTCTCCCTATCAATACAGCGGCCGGCTCCCATTCCTTGATGAACTCGCTCATGGCCATGATGGGATCCGGGTCTGTTGTCTCTTGGCAGGGAAAAGCCAGCACGTCAAAAAGAACTGTTATGCCGTTTACATGGGATCCTTTTATTGTGTTTGCGCTTACTTCGAAGCTGTCTGATCTTACCCAGGCCAGGCAATACGGAGGCTGTTCGGCCGGCTGCATGAACACATCGCATAAAGCAGCGCGCACTTCCGGTTCTATTTCTTCCGGAGGGATTCCTGATTCAATGCACCATATATTGAGCGTCATTAATCCGGAGCTCTGCCGTTCCGGATTGGCCTGCATATCTACCACAAAATCAATCCTCGGATACTGCTTTTTGCCTTTCCAGCCTTCGTTCTGGTCTCCAGGAGCTGCCTGATAGAAAATCGCCGGCAGATTGTCGAACTTGGCCAGCTTGTCCGTGAGGTTTTTGCTGGCTAAAAGTCGGTTATAGATCAAATCTTCCAATGTCATTGTTCATCGCCTGCCGTGCCTTCGGTTTTGATGGTCTCCATGTCGGTAGTCCATTTGACCGTCCATTTCCCGGCAGCTACTTCTGAAGCGAGTATCGTGAAGTAGTTCGTGACATTCCCCAGGCCTGGCAAAAATAAAACGGTCAGCTTTTTATCGCTCACCGCTGTTACAATCCCATTCCTGGGTTCATCCCATGTCTCATGCTTCGCTCTGATTAAGTCTCCTTTGTGCACGCTGGCTTTATCAAACACTTTGCTTGTGGCGTCAATTATTAACGGCATGGCTTCCCTCCTTCCCTGGTTTATTTAAGATATGGCTCGCTGTAGATCTGTTTAATCTTTGGCTTTGCAGCCTCGATTATCGGCTCCTCGAATGGACGCGGCTCAATAGTGAGATGGTAAGCTATGGTTTTTGTTCCGCCTTTTTTCAGCTTCTTTATCTTCTGAACTTCGCCGTCAAATCCTTTTTCGAGGATTGGGGCATATTTCACGTCAGTAATAATTGCAGGCCTTACCGTTAGACTGTTGCCTGCTGTCTCCGATCCTGTCCTTGTCTTCCAGCTTAAGCGCAGGTTACCGGTCCTTGCTGCAGGTGGTTCTCCTGGCGCTGATGCCGTATATCTGCTGCTTGAAAAAGGCCTTTTGTAAACGCGACCTGATCTTTGGCCTCGTAGGACATTAAGCGCTGCATTTCGGAGCTCATTGGCGGCCCTGAAAGCTCTGGATTTCGCTTCGTAGTTTATCTGGTCCACGATCTTGTCTATCTCGGGCTTAATCTTGATATTCATGGCCATCGAAGCGTTCCTCCACATAGTAAATGGTCCAAAGTCCCAAGGCGCCCGGTTCGTCTACTCCCTGGATGAAGAATATTCTATCTCCAAAAATCAGGCGGTCCTCCGGAGCCGCCTTGGGTTTCCCTTTTTGGACTATTACGTGACTTATAGGATGTTGGAGCTGCCGCCATCTCTCCTTCTCCTGGGGTTTGGCCTCGGCCAGGACGCCTCTTATTTTCTCTCCCTCGTCGTTATATCCGCTTTTTGCCCTTCCGCGTGAGCTTATGGACCTGTCTTTCTTCTCTACAATAAAGTCTTTATAAAGGTTTCCTGGCCTGAGATACACATCCCCCACCTTCCTTTCGTCCTGCTGTCGGGTTATCCATCATTCCTTTGTAGAAGTATGGGTCTCCGCTTATCGCGGCCGGATTTGCGCTCGGCACTGAATAATTGCCTAATTCGGCCTTGAGCTCCTTATACATTTCACGCCATACTTCTGCACGGGCCTGTAGGCCCAGGGAAAGAGGACCGACATCTGTATCTACCTCGTAGGAAAATCGCCGACATATACTTTCAAGTAACACCAGCTTTGCTTTTTTCCACTTGTTTGGGTACATCTCCAAAACAGCATTGATTTCCTCGTCGGAAAGGGCTGCTGTTTCGGCTCCTCCCTCTACCATGGTGTCGCCAAGCTCAAAGCGCATTCTATCTTTGCCTTTTTCCTTAATCTTCGTTGGGTCATAGGTGTATTTTCTCTCTGCCATTATGCATCACCCTGACCCTTATCCTCCTCGTTGTCGCCCTGCTCTTCCTCTCCGCTGGTCTCCATTTGGGCTACCCTTTCCATGATTGCTGTCTTGACCGTTTTTCTGTAGTCAAGCGCATCAATCAGTATAAGGATTTCCTCTTTATCGATTGCGCCCACTTCCTTGGCAGCCTCCTCTGCATTAAGCTGCAGGGTAGCTATAGCTTTTACTATATCCTCTGGCTTCATTTCCAGCTCAATTAGGCCGCCTTTTGCAGTGATAGGTATAATAATACCCTTTTGCTCTTTTTCGTCGTTCCTGGGCGATTCTGGGGCTTCTCCGCCGGTCTTTTGAAGCTCGGCTACCTTCGCTCTTAAAAATTTGTTTTCCTCCAGTAGCACGTCAACATTCACTGCCGGAACTATAAGCCCTTGCTTGATTAAGACCTTTTCACGGCTCGGAAGAACGGCTTCAGCTGGAATAGCGTCGCCTTCTGAATAGGCGACGCCTCCAAGTACACACGCTTTTTTGCAAATGTAACCGTAACTGTTACCGTTCATCTGTGCCCATCCTCCTTCTTTTCTTTTATACGCACTGATCAAAGTAGATTGCCAGATCGTCGCAGGTCTTCTTCATGTCAGTGGCCATCAAGCCTTCGATGAACTCTGCATGTGTGCCTCTTTCTCCTTCGTACTGGTCAATTGCGATGTACTGACCGTTTCCGAGCATATCCCAGGTGAAGATGTATCCTGCGCTGGGCTCATCGATGGAAGGATTGTCGGTTGCATAGCAGAGCAGTGCGCCGTCGGTTGCACATACAAACTGCATGTCTTCCTGACCGATGCCGCCTGCGTTGTAAGTGCTTTCGAGAACCTTTACTTCCTCAATCTGCAAGATTGCTGCAAGCGCTTGAGGTGTTACGATTGCAGGGTTGGCTGTGCTACCGGTGTATTTTACCCTCTCGACAATGTCTGGATGGTTCTTCAATGCATTGTATGCGTCGATACCGAGGGCCAGCCTGTTAGGTCTTCTGCGGCCAGCCTGTTTGATGTCCTTAATTCTGGCATCGAAGAAGTTAACGGGATCGAAGTTGGCATCGTTGAACTTCAGGAACTGATTAGCACCAGGGTTGGCGTTTACGCCGGTCCATACATTCTGCCATGCCAGTGGAGTGAAGAAGTTACGAGCAAAGAGAATATCCAGGTGGAGCTTCAGTTGTTCTGTAACAAATCTGACTTTTGCCCTTCTCGGATCTGCTACGCCAGGTGCTTTTGCTCTCTGGTAGTTCAATGCGTCGATTTGGTCGATGCCTACGATTACCTGATCCACTTCGCATTTGTAGGTGTTGTCTGTCTGCCCCATCAATGCAGGCTGAACCTTTCCAAATGCAGGTTTTCTCTGCACGTTGTCTCTCGCGAGATCAGCCTTGCTGAATGTGTAGTAATAGCTGGAGCTCAATGCTACAGGGCAAATCGGGAATATCGATGTTGCCACAAAGTCTCCTTCCTCCTGGAAGAAGGCCATGCTCATGTTAGTCAAATAATTATTGGGTCTCCAGCCTTTTGCTATCTGTACCTGAAGGTTGGATATACTTGTTCCTTTCATAGTCTGTTATCTCCTTTCTTTTTAGTTGTCTTAAGGCCTAATGCCTGACTTAACGATTTGCACTTTGATTACCTGGCCTGCAGCTGGTGCAGCTTCAAGTGCAATCGCAGTGACATAATCCCCCTGCCCAGCTGGTACGGCTGCTCCGTTTTCATTAGAAGTGAGCTCATCACCGGCTGCTACAGCGTCTCCAGTTACCCAGAGGCCGATGTCCTTGATCTGAACGGTCACTTCTTCACCAGCATTTACGGTTTCCGGCGTTGTTGCAATGAACAGGCCGAGTGCATTTTCGCCCGCTCCTGCAGGGGCAATGTTTCCGTTGACGTCAAATTTCGCAGCGTGAAAAGCTGCATTTACCATTTGCAGCGCTGCTACTCCGGTGATTACCGGGCTATCATTGATTCCTGTGCTGATATACATGTTCATTCCTCCTTATCTGTTTTTCTCGTACTCATGTACGAGTTCGGGGTGAAGCTGGCATGCCTTGTCGATAGCTTGAGCTCTCGTTAAATTAGGCATGGATTTCATGATCTCGTCGGCGTGCTTTTCAATGGCCGCCCATGCATCGATGGTACCATCGTTGCCTTTTTTGCCGATTTCGGAGAATATCCCGGACTTCTCCACAGCTTCCACGCTGGCGTCGAGTATGGCGATCATTTGCTCATATGCATTGCCGCCGGCTTTCTTTAAGCTCTTAAAGAGAGGTACCAGCTCCTCGGGCTTTTTGCCGATGATCTCATACTTCTTTGCGATCTCGGTCAGTTCTTTTTCCTCTGCCTGGTCTGCTGCCTTACGAAGTCTTTCAAGCTCTGCCTTCACTGCAGGATGAAGTCCCTTGTAGATGTCTTCCTCTTCTCCGGTGTTCTGATTGTCCCCTGCCTGGCCTGCGCTCTTGTTTACTTCAGTTGCAGGTGCGGCGGGATTAGGGTCATTTGCGGGCTCGTCAGGAATGCCGGCCTTCTTTTCGATAGCCTCAAGCATTGCGAGCTCTTCAGGTGTCAGTTTGCTCTTATCGATTTTCATGTCCTCTACGTCTCCTTTCGATTTTTTTTGTTTTGGTTTTTTACATCCGTCCTGAACGGACGTGTCTTCAGGATCTGTTTCCGGATCCTTTTCCGCTTTGGCTATGATTGCTTCCAGCTTTTCCTTCGCAGCCTTGGCTAATTCAAGCCTTGCGGGTGTGATAGGCTGATCATTCTTTGCGATCTTATTTGTGGTCTTTCCCTGGGCCCAGGTTGGAATAAGCTCTTTCACGGCCTCTGCGAACTCATTCAGGCTCTGTTCCATCATGGCCGGTTTTTCATCTTCCGGCACATCGTCGTCGCAGATGATAGAGCACAGGCTTTCCTCCAGGGCGTAGCAAACGTCCCAGATTTCACTGGTTACTCTCCTGCGCTTCTGCTCATCCATCTTCTCTCCGAATGTAGCTGCCTCGTATCCTTTGGCTATTTCTTCGATTGCCTCACCTACGTGTTCGTCTTCGGCTATTCCCAGAGCTTTTGCTATGGCAGAGAAAAACTTTTTGACGGGGTTCTCGCTTTTCTCACCTCCTTTCGCTGCAGGGGGTTCAGAAGATTTTGCTCCCGGAGCTCCGTTCTTGCTCTTAAACAGCAGGATGTTTGCCTCTGGGTTTGCTCCGGCCTCTACAAAATCCACCTT